CGGATCTTTAGACACATACTCTTGATCTTCGTCATATTGTGAGTGATAAGCGCCTGGTGGTGCCCACTGCCAGCGCATCTTGAAATATGTGTCAAAGTGACTTTTGAAGGGCCTGCCCCCTCGCCTTTTGACTTTTCTAAATAATTCGTTTGCGCGTTCAAAAATGTCCACATCACTGATCGTTACTGTGTTTGGGTCTACTCTATGTTCTTTTTCTGTTGACCAAGACACTGCACCAATCCCCCTATTCACAAGAACTTCGAATTCAAAAAATATGCTACAGTCAATACCACACAAGTTTTGTACAGCCTTGAGTTTTAGTGAAATCTCTTTTTTAACTATTTTTGCAAAATCCTCTAAACTGTCGTACCTCCAGGACCATAAAGCAGACCTGCTGATCAAGTTGTAGTGGTCCTCTGGCATACCAAGTACCCAAAGGAGATAACCTATTAAAGCCGATTCATTCATATTGCCATTAGAAATCATATTGTACATCCACTCATACATAAACGCACAGCGCTCTTCTATAACTGATTTATCTATGTCTCGTAACTCATTTATGGTCATATGTCTCATGTGCCTCGCTGATATTTTTTCATTGTTTAGTACTAACTTCTTATCATAAACATCATTAAACACAGCTTTGTGTTCGGGTTTTGGCCCTTTCTCTTTTGTGATTTCAAAATGTCTTATACTAGCTGTTGTAATATGCATTATATGCGACATTACTGTACTATTATCAACCTTGCCGTAAGGGAAGAGGGTCGGTCCGAATTGGACACGAGACATACGTAACATCGCGTGTTTCCCCATTGTCCTGAGGTCATCGTTCAACGATACATAGCACATTGTTGCCTTCAAGATGGGGTTGAAAATACACAAACAATATACAACGTCAGAGTTAAATTTCACATGGGTCCAGCCATCTAGTCGAATCCCATACAATACATCAAACAGTAAGTATTTACAATCAATAAAAGTCTTTTCGATAAGTACCTCTCCAACTATATCGATATATAGCAAGACAGTTTTTAGCTCAGCTAAACCGCGTTTTCCATTATATTCTGGTCTATATCTGGTGGACCAACATCGTTCACCGCTAATTTCAAATCGCCTATAGGTACGGGGAGTGGCACAGCTAGCTCTGGATAGGTTACTTGAAAATCCGAAGTAACATAATCGTAGTCAGCCAACAGATATGCTTGGTAGTTCGTTGAAGTGTGTTTAACACCCTTGTAGTAACGAACACCAGCGTAACTCCTTTCGTCTATGTAGCACACTGGTGAGTTAAATTGTGCTCTTGCGAGTGGCGTGGGTGTATCACGCTGCCACTGGAACACCATCTTACAGTTCAGGGCCAGGGACAAATCAGAGCCGAAGACATGTTGCCTTCGGCTTAATGATAAAAACTCATATGCCGTCGGGGTATCTAACGTGCCCAGATTTACAGGTGGCATTGCCACGGAGACGTCATTCGCGGCGTATATCCTATGAGTATTTGCAGCTCGTGGGTGTAGATAGTGTAAATCGTATCCTAACCATCGTGTCACGACACCCATACCCCACAAATCATTATAGTGATATGCACGTCTACGTGTAAAACCAACTCTTTTGAGCGAGGCTTGCCGTACACCAAAAACACTACCATAGGGTGTTCCTGCGATCAACGGACCACCTAATCCTACGACTAACGCAACACCTGAAGGTGGTACTAACGTTTGAGTATTGAAACCATCGCCAGCTATCGTGTAACCGTAATCTTGCATATGCTCGATAACTATATTCCCGAATTTCAC